CTCTTCTGTCTCCCTCCGAGGCTTCGAAAACGCCATGGGCAGGCAGGGAAGAACCGAACGAAACACCTGATAAGACGCTTGAACGACGCGAACAGTCCGAAAAGGAGCCGAAAATGGCCTGGAGCAAGCCCTTCTCTAAGGAAGAAGACCAGTACATACGCAAGAACTACCCGGCCATGGGTCCGAGCGACATCGCGCGCCATTTGGGGCGGTCCAGGCAGGGCGTGAGCAATCGCGTCGGGGCGCTGGGGCTTCGCGAGAAAGAGCCCACCATGCCCGCGCGCGTGGTGGACGCCTGCGATGCGCGCCGCAAAGGCCCCGAATCGCTTGTCGACGTGGCCCGCAGGGGCGACGAGTTGGCCACGCTCGAGGCTTTGCGCGACGTGCTCGCGCACCGCATCGTGGAGACCGATTCCGCCCGCGACACGGCGTCGCTTGCAAAGCGCATGCTCGAAGTGGGCGAGCGGATAACCGAGGTCAAGAAGGACGGCTCCAAACAGAAGAAAGAGGGGGCGGGGGTGAGCAGGTTCGATGTCATCGCTGGAAGAAATGCCGGCCGTCGCGCGGCCGCCCAGGGTTAGGGCCGTCCCGTCCAAGGAATGCATTTGGGAATGGGCGGTCGAGGACGCGTGCGACCTTGCCGAGGCGTACCTCAAGCCCCTGCAGGACTGGCAGGCAGACGCCATCGGATGCTGGTTGGCCGAAGACGCAGCCGGAGCCTACGCATGCGACACGTGCGGGCTCCTGGTTCCCAGGCAGAACGGCAAGACCGAGCTTCTTGCGAACCGCATCCTCTACGGCATGCTGTTCGCAAACGGCGGGAAAGGCGAATGCATCGCCTACTCGGCGCACCGCGTGGACACGACGCTGGAGATGTTCGACCGCCTGGTCGAGGTGTTCGGCGACAAGCGCAAACCGGCGGAAGAGTGGCTCTTCCCGGACCTCCACGAGCTGGTGGACGAAGACCAGATGGTGTTCACCAACGGGCATCAGAGGATCGGGCTCAAGAACGGATCGGTGGTCACTTTCAACTCCCGTTCGAAGGGCAACCGGCGCGGGTTCACCGTGGACGTGCAGATATACGATGAGGCCGGGTTCCTCACCGACGAGCAGCTCTCGGCGTCGAAGTCGACCAACTCGGCGGCGCCGCACGGCAATCCGCAGACGATCTACGCAGGCACGCCGCCATCGGAGACCGGGCTCACCGCCGAGCCGTTCGCGCGCGTGCGCGACAAGGCGGTGTCGGGCGTGGGCGGCGCCTGTTGGCACGAGTGGTCCGTGGACGAGGTGGATCCGAAGACCCTCGCCGACCGCAACGTGTGGGCCGAGTGCAACCCGGCTTTGGGCACGCATCTGCTCATGCAGGCGGTGGAAAGCGAGTACATGGCCATGAGCGCGGAGAAGTTCGCCATCGAGCGTCTGTGCTGGTGGCCTCCGACCGCAGCGCCCCACGTGATTCCCCGGGAGAAATGGGACGCCTCTGCGCGGATGCTGGGCGAAAGCGAGGAAGTCGAGCGCAAGTGCTTCGGCGTCAAGTTCGCGCCCGACGGTCTGCAGATGTGCGTTTCGGCGGGACTGCGCCTGCCGGACGGCACCGTGCACGTGGAGCTCGCGGAGAACCGAAACACCCTCGAGGGCATCCAGTGGCTGGTCGACGCGCTGGTCGACGCGCGCGAGGACACCGCGCTGGTGGCCATCGACGGCAAGAGCGGCGCGGAAAACCTCGCAGGGGCCCTGGTGCGCGCAGGATTCCCGCGCAAAGGCGTGCATGTCATGACGAGCACGGAGGTGGTCGCGTCGACCGCGATGCTCGCAAGCATGCTCATCGACGGCAAGCTCACGCATTTCCCCGACGACACCTTGGACGCATCCGCGCGGGCCGCGACAAGGCGACGGATAGGAACCGAAGGATTCGGCTTCGGCGGCGACAGCTGCGCGGTTGAGAGCGCGTGCGCGGCCGCCTGGGCCGCCGTGACGACCAGAAGGAACCCGAAGAGAAAGCAGCTTATCGGATGAGCGAGATTTGGGAAGCGAGCCACGGACCGTCGGATTTCTCCGGCATCTTGGACGCCGCAGGCCTGTGGAGTGCGCAACGGGATCGTCTGCGAGACTTGCTGCTGGTGTACAGCAAAGTCATGGCCGACAACTGGAAGCGGCGCGCCTACTACGACGGCAACATGACCGTGAAGGGCATCGGCATCGACACCATGCCGCGCTCGGTGCGCACCGACGAGGCGTGCAACTGGCCGCACAAGGCCGTTTCGTCCGTCGCGGAACGCAGCGTGTTCAAGAGCTTCGCGTTCGAGGACGGGACCGAGGACGGCGCGCTTGCCGCGATAGCCCGCGACAACGCCATCGCCGACGCCTACGACCGACACAAGTCCAGCGAGCTCATACACGGCTGCATGGCGGCCACCGTCGGCGTCGACAAGGGGAAGGTGATCGTCCGGTTCCACAGCGCAGAGAACTGCGCCATGGACTGGGACGAAGGAGCCGACCGCATAGGCGCCGGCTTCGTCGTGGCGGCCATGCGCAGGACGTCCTGGAGCGGCAACAGGAAGGTGCCGGTGCGGGTGAACCTGCACGAGCCTGGGCTGGTGACCGTGCTCAGGCGCTTAGACGACGGCCATTGGACGAACGACGGGACGCAGAGGACCCCGCTCGACCGCCCCATGATGGAGGCCTTCGTTTTCGACCCCACCGGCGACAAGCCGCTGGGGCAGAGCCGCATCAGCAAGGACGTGATCCGCCTGACGGACGCCTGCGTGCGCGTGATGCGCGACATGGCGGTGTCGGCGGAGTTCTACGCGCACCCGCAGAAGTACCTGCTGGGGCTCACGGAAGACAACTTCAACGAGTTCAAGAAGGACAAGTGGTCCACCTACATCGGCGCGCTGGTCCTGGCCGTGGGCGACGAGGACCACGGCGCGCCCACCTTCGGGCAGCTTTCCGCCGCGAGCCCGCAGCCCTACATCGACCTCATACGCTGCTACGCGACCATGTTCAGCGGGGCCACGGGAGTGCCGCTGAACAGCCTAGGCATCGTCCAGGACAACCCCAGCAGCGCGGAGGCCATCGGGGCGTCGCGCGAGGACATCTGCAACATAGCGGCCGCGATGAACCGCTCGAACCGCAAGAGCCTGGAGCGCGTGGCGCTCATGGCCATGGCGGCGGCCGGCAACACCGGCGTTGACGGGCTCACCGAATCGCAGAAGGGCGTGGTGGCCAAGTTCGCCGACCCCATGATCTACAGCCCCGCGCAGAAGGCCGACGCCGGAAGCAAGTGGGCCCACGACGTGGAGGGCTTCGCCGGCACCGAGGTCTACTGGGAGATGCAGGGCGCAGACCCCGCCGACATCAAGCGCATCAAGAGCGAGACCGAGCGCAGAGCCGGTGCATCCGTGCTGGAAGCGTTGAACGCGCTTCCCGGCGGCGCCGCTCCGCTCTCCGAAGGCGGCGACGATGCCGGGTAAAGCTTTCGGCAGGTACGCCAACGCGGTCGATATCTGCTCCGAGATGGCGAAGCGCGAGCTAGCGTCGGTGGTGGCCAAGCTCGACACCTCGAAGAAGAAGGCTACGCGGGACACCCTGCTTGCAGTGGTTCCAGCGATAGTCGCCAAATGGGGCGGCCTGGCCGCCGCGGCTGCCGCCGAATACTACGAGAACGAACGGAAGCAGGCCGTCGGAGGGCAGTACACGGCGCTCCTGGCAGACGATGAGCCGCTCGAGAACATCCAGGAATCCGTGCGCTACGCGTGCGGCCACCTGTTCGCGAAAGGGGAAGGCGATGCCCGATGAAGTCTACGGCGAACCGCCAAGCCCCGAGGCAATCGCCGCGCTCGTCGCAGTGCTGGGTATGGCAATCGACCGCTATGTTAAGAACCGTGCAAGGCGCACCATCGTGGAGAACGCAAAGGCCGACCCTGCGAAGCCGAAGTGCCGCTGGGTGGTCGAGCCCGACGCCTGCGACTTCTGCAAAAAACGGGGTGGCTTCATCTATGACCCAAAGGAAACGCCGACCAACGCCCATTACGGATGCAACTGTCATCCAGATGCTGTATACGGAAAGACTGAGACGGCGGAGGAAAGGCACCGTCGTCGCATAGACGAAGCAGTGGTTGTTCATGATGCCTTTTACACAATGACTCCAAACGAGGTTAGGCTTCAGCGGGAGCGTTACGATTCGGAGCTGAGGGCAAAATGGGCAGAGTACAAGGCCATGAAGAAGCAGGACGGCGTGAGTCCGAAGATCGCCTACGATAGCACAGTTGGAAGCTATTTTGCTAGCCTGAGTCTGTCGGGTCGCATGAGCGTTGACTCGTTCGTAGAGCTTACGAACAACAAGGGACACGAAGCACAGCTCGCAAAATGGTTCGCAGACGCTGGACATACAGTAAGACTACGCATATCTCCTTCGAGCTATGATACGAATGATGCACTCATTGATGGTATAGCGTGGGAATTCAAGCGCATTACATCAGGAAGCGTAGCAAAACTTAACCGCCGAGTCACAGAGAAACTTCCACGACAAGGCCCACGATTTGTAATCGATTTATCAGAAAGCCCTATTACAGATACCGACGCAGAATCTGCCGTTGCTAAGCTGCTTGACGACGAAAATATTATCGAAATACTGCTAGTTCAAAATGGAAGAGTTAAACACTTTAAGAAATAGTAAGGCCGAAGGTTTGCTCTGGCTCTTTACCTGAGCTTTCTCCGGCAAACTTATTGTACTACAAATCGGGGCGTGGCGCAATTGGCACACGCGCGTGCCTCAGGAGCACGTGGGCACAAGCCCTTGCGGGTTCGAGTCCCGCCGCCCCGACCATTCGATCAGCCGCCTCAGGGCGGCTTTTTACGTTAGGAGGAAAACAATGGATTACGTGCATCTTGTCGAGTCGGGCCAGTACGACCCGAAGGAGCTGGAACCTGAGCGGCGGCAGTTCTGCAACGGCATCAAGGTGGCCATCGAGGACGTCGATGCGGCAATCGCCCTCGACTACCAGGACTTCGACGACACGCCCTTGCATGAAAGGCTTATCAACTCCGTCGCACAGGAAGTTGCAGAGCATATCAAGCGGCGCCTGTGCTCTACATACTGCGAGAGCGTTGTCTGCTTGCTAGATGAGCAGTTCGCGGAGGGTGAGGGAAAATGACCTGGAAGATGATGCGCGTGTTCAAGTGCAGCCTCTGTGGGCGCGAGGAGCCCTCCGACTCGGGCATGCTCCATCCGACGTGGAGCGGCAACGACTACGAAACTGGCGACTGCTACTGTCCCGGATGCTGGGGGAAGCTGCAGGAGGTTTCAGGATGCAGGTTCTTGAGTCTAGACGGCGACCCGCACCGCGTAGTCTGCAACCAATGCGGCACGACCTTCGATGCGGACGCCTTGTCGCTCGACGGCAACGTCCCGCCCGACAGGTGCCCTGGCTGCAATAAGCGGGTCATCGAGTAAAGCAATCGCTTTACCGAAATCAATTACGGGAATCAACCGCCTTCGGGCGGTTTTTTCATGCCCTGGCGGTGTCAGACGCCGGGGCCTTCTACTCATTGCGCCGGAGGGATACGGCGCACCGACACCGCCTGGGGGCGGGGAAAGGGGCATGGACATGTCCGAAAACACCATCACTGCATCCGACGCAGGGAACCAGACCGTGGAAGGCACGGGGAGCGAGAACCCCTCAGCTGAGGGTTCCCGCACGTTCACCCAGGAAGAGGTGAACAGCCTGCTCGCCAAGGAGCGGCGAAGCGCCGAGTCCAGGTACGCGGGCTACGAAGACTTCAAGGCCAAGGCCGAAGAGTTCGAGAAGCTGCAGGAAGCCAACAAGACGGAGCTTGAGAGAGCGAATGAAAGGCTTGCGAAGGCGAACACCGAACTGGAAGCCCTCAAGGCCGAGAAGGAGCGCGCGGAGGCAATCGCGGCCGCCGCGAAGGAGCACGGAGTCGACGCCGACATGCTCTCGCGCATGGCGGGGGACGTCGAGGAGAACGCGCTGTTCCTGAAGGAGAGGGCCGAAGCGGCCCCGAAGTACCCGAGCGTTCCCGACGAGGGGAGCGCAGGGGCGTTCAAGCCCGAGCCGGACAAGGACTGGCTGAGGGCGCAGCTCGAGAAGAAGTAAGGAGAACACATGGCAATCGAACTCAACTACATCGACCGTTCCGACGTGGGCACCGAGCTCATGCCCGACCAGGTCGTGTCCGAGATCATCCAGGAGATGCCCAAGGCGTCTGTCATGCTCACGCACGCCAAGCAGGTGCGCATGAGCTCCAAGAAGTACAAGCAGCCGGTGCTGGCCACGCTGCCCGAAGCCTACTGGGTGGACGGCGACGCGGGCCTGAAGAACACCTCCAAGTCCGACTGGACGGGCCTCGAGATGGTAGCCGAGGAGATGGCGGTGATCGTGCCCATCCCCGACGCGGTCGTGGACGACACGAAGATCAACCTCTGGGACGCCATCAAGCCGCTCATCGCCGAGGCCGCCGGCAAGAAGCTCGACGGCGCATGCATCTTCGGTGCGGACAAGCCCAGCTCCTGGCCTGATGCTATCGTCGCCGCCGCGACCGCAGCGGGGAACACCGTCGCGCGCACCGCAGACACCGACCTGGGGCAGAACGTGGCCGCGCTCGGCTCGATGGTCGCCAAGCAGGGCTACGGCGTGAACGGTTTCGTCAGCAAGCCGGGCATGCAGTGGGAGCTCGTGGGCCTGCGCAACCAGCAGGGCGACCCCATCTACACCGCCCTTCCCGGAACACCCGCCAACGGGCTTTACGGCTACCCGCTCAACGAGGTCATGAACGGAGCATGGGACGCAAACGCCGCCGAGCTGATCGCGCTCGACTGGTCCAAGCAGCTCATCGGCATCCGCCAGGACGTGACCTACGAGGTGTTCCGCGAGGGCGTCATCAGCGACAGCGAGGGCAAGATCCTGCTCAACCTCATGCAGCAGGACACTTCCGCTCTGCGCGTCGTGTTCCGCGTGGGCTACCAAGTCGCCCTTCCGAAGACGCGGCTCCAGGCTGCGAAGGCCTACCCGGGCGGCGTCATCACGCCAGCGTCGGGGGAATAGCCGACGGGGGCAACAGCGGCGGTGAGGCCGCCGCGCAAAGCCTGTCCTCGATGACCAAGGAGCAACTGCTCGCGTACGCGGCGGAGCATGGCATCGGGGGCTTGTCCTCGTCGATGACGAAGGCCGAGATGATCGCCGCGATACAGGCGGCGGAAGGAGGCGAATGATGGCGAAAATGAAGGCGCTGCGCAGCTTCACGGACGCTTCCACGGGAAAGCTGGTCATGGAAGGCAGCATGTTCGAATGC